ATATATATATATATAATATATACTTAACACTAAAATACAACTACAAGTAGTAGGCCACCTCCGTAAGAGCTTAGGCTTTTCTTTTGAAAGCCCCTATGGTATACTATAAAAATGGAAGAAACTAAAATAAATACCCCACCTCCGTTAGAACTGTCAGACCGTGAATTCGACCACATTTTCGACAAGCTCATTTCCAAAGCACGTAATGATTTTTATACCTTTGTAAAACTAATAGCACCAGAAGTATTACCTGATGGTTTTGTAGATGGAAGGCATATAGAAATTATTGCTAAAGCCCTACAATCTGTAGAGGAGAGTGTCGCTAATCCTGAGAAAAGTCCTAAAAGATTACAGTTATTCCTTCCTCCTGGTTCTATGAAATCAAAACTAGCTTCTAACTTATTCCCTGCTTGGGTATTAGGTAGACACCCTAACTGGTGCTTCCTTGCTATTGGTTCTGACTACAACTTTGCTGTGGATAACTTTGGTAGACCTACAAGAGATATTATTGAATTACCACAGTACCAAGCTATTTTTCCTGAAGTAGCTATACGTAAAGACGTAGCTGGGGCAGAGCGTTGGGATACTACCAAAAAGGGTAGATTCGTTGCTCGTGGAGCTGGTCAGAACATTGCTGGTCGTAGAGCTCACATTGCTATTTGTGATGACGTTATCACTGAACAAACAACAAAAGTTGAAAGAGAAAAGATTAATGGTTGGTACCAAAAAGGATTAAGAACTCGTTTACTTCCTAGGGGAGCAGAGATTATTATTAATACTAGATGGTACATTGATGACCTTTCTGGTTTTACTGAAAAGGTAGATAAAAAAAGTAATAGGCCTTGGGAAATTATAAAACTTCCAGCCCTTCTTGATGAAACCGCAAGTAACCTTTTAAGAAAGAAAGGAGACCCTGATACTAAGTATCCAATAGGTACATCCTTTTGGCCAGAACTGTGGCCTACGTCCCTATTCTTAGAGAAAAAAGAAGTAATGCTTCCATCTGAATGGAATGCACTATACATGCAGAACCCTATTCCTGAAGAGGGGAATATTATTAAAAAGGCCTACTTCAAAGAATGGGAATCAGATACTCCTCCTAAATGTAAATATGTTATTATTTCTCTTGATACAGCCTTTAGTATCAAAGAATCTGCCGACTATTCAGCCTACAGTATTTGGGGAGTATTTGATGAGATACGAGATGGTTTTGATGGAGCACAGTATAAATTGCCTTGTGCCATCCTTTTAGGCTGTGAGAAGAATAGATGGGAGTTCCCAGAGCTTTGTAACAACGTAGCTGAGATTTGTGAAGAGTTCCAAGTAGACTTTGTTCTTATTGAGTCTAAAGCATCAGGACAATCCCTTATCCAAGAGTTTAGACGTAGGGGATTACCAGTAGCAGAGTTTAATCCAGATGGGGATAAAATGACTAGACTACACCAAGCTTCCCCTTTCTTTACCTCTGGAAGGGTTTATGTACCAAAAGATAAGCAATACTCAGAAGAATTAATGTCTGATGTTTGTAGTTACCCTAAAATACCACATGACGACTTAGTCGATACTGTTTCTCAAGCAATCCTATGGCTTAGAGATACCTCTTACATCGAAAACGATGGGTATCCAGAGAGGGAAAGTGAAATTGACCGTATGTGGAAAACAAAACAGCGTAAGACATACTGGTCTTCAATGGTAGGTTGATAACCAACCCTACTTATGATATAATTAGGAAATCTTTGCCCCCAGAGCATTTACAGAAATGCGGAGCATATTAGGGAATTTTAAAATATGGCAGTAATATCCACACAATCAAATTTAAAACAGGCTTTAGGGGCTATTAACTCTCCCTTAAATTCTAAAATACCAGCAAACTTTACAGAAATTGAAAATGAAGATGGCACAGTTGAAATTGAATTCAACGATTCACCAGAAGAAGATGCATCTGAAGTAACGATTGACTATACCAAGGGTTTCTACGCTAATCTAGTAGAAGACTTAGATGAGACCTTCCTATCTGATTGGGGACAAGAGGTACTGTCTGACGTAACAGACGATGAAAACTCAAGAAAAAGCTGGTTAAATACTATTAATCTTGGTCTTGACTTACTTGGTATTGAAGTAAAAGAAAAGAACGAACCTTTCCAAGGTGCTTGTTCAGCTCAACACCCTTTGTTACTTGAATCAGCCGTTAAATTCCAAAGTAAAGCATCCTCTGAACTGCTTCCAGCCGATGGCCCAGTAAAAACCACTATTCTTGGAAATGTTACAGACGCTAAAGAACAACAAGCTAACCGTGTTAAAAAACACATGAACTGGCTTATCACTGAGAAGATGACTGAGTACTACAACGATACAGAGAAACTTCTTTTAGCTACTGCTATCTACGGTTCTTCCTTTAAAAAGACGTATTACGATGCTGCTCTAAAACGTCCAGTAAGTGAATATGTACCAGCAGACCAATTTATTGTACCTCATAACTCTAGTGATTTACAAAGAGCTCCTAGGTTCTCACATATTCTTTATAAAACAGAAAATCAATTTAATGCTAACTGCGCCACAGGTCTATACAAAAAACCTGAACATGGTTTAGTTGTAGACGAATTTAAACTTACTGATACCCAAAAGAAAGCTGCAAAGCTTCAAGGTATGGATATTAATCTTGGTGGAGACACTGAAGGCTACACTCTGTATGAACACTATTGCTTTAAGTATGTACCAGGAATTAAAGAAGATAAAGGTGATGTTAAGAAGCATCAACTAGCTCTTCCTTTTATTATTACTATTGATGCTAATAGTGGAGCAGTAGTAGGCGTTCGTAGAAACTGGGATAGTGAGGACGAGACTTTCCAAAGAGAAGTTATGTTTACTCACTGGCAGTTTGTTCCTGGCTTTGGATTCTATTCCTTTGGTCTTATCCACTTATTAGGGAATATCCAGTTATCTCTTACTTCTTCTTTAAGAAGTTTGATTGATGCTGCACAGTTCGCTAACTTACAAGGTGGCTTCAAATTAAAAGGAACACGTATTGTAGATGATGGAGAGCCTATTAACCCTGGTCAGTTTAAAGAGATTGAAGCTGCCATTATGGATATTAACAAGGCTATTATGCCTCTTCCATTTAAAGAGCCTTCTCAGACCCTATTCTCTATGCTTCAGTTCCTTGATACAAAAGGGCAGAAGTTTGCAGACTCAACAGAACAAGTTATTGCTGACTCAACTAACTATGGTCCAGTAGGAACAACCTTAGCACTTCTAGATGCTTCTACTAAATTCTTCTCAGCAATTCATAAAAGATTACACCTTGCTCAAAGAGAAGAACTCCGTATTATTAGTTCTATTAATAGAAAAACTCTAGGAGATGAAGAAGAATATAATACAGCTAATGAAACAAATCAAATCTCTGCTGCTGACTATGGTAAGAATGTTACTGTTGTACCTGTTAGTGACCCTAACATATCTTCTAATGCGCACCGTATGGCTAAGGCTCAAACCTTATTCCAAATAGCCCAACAATCACCACAAAGCCACGATATGCGTGAGGTCCTTAAAAAAGTATATAACGCTATGGACTTTGATAATCTTGATAAGATTTTACCCCCTCCAGAAGAAGCAGTAATGAATGACCCTTTGACTGATATCCGTTTAGCTACGCAGGGTAAACCAATTAAAGCCTTTGAAGGACAGCCACATGACCAACATATCATGATTAAACAGGCATTCCTTCAAGACCCTATGAGTGGTTCTAACCCAATGATGCAACAAGCTTCTACTCTTATTTCAGCTAACGTACAAGAACACATGTTCCTAAAATTTATGGAATCTGTTAAAGCTAAATCTCAAATGGGTCAGCCGCAACAACAACCACAAGAACAACAAGACCCAATGGTTATGGCTGCTCAAGCAATTGCCCAACAGAACCAAGCTATCGTTGAACAACAAATGGCTCAACAACAGCAGGGTGGTAATTCTGAACAAGCTAAAGCTGAAGCTTCTAAAGTACTTGCACAAGCCGAACTTAAGAACTCTGAAACAGAGGCAGTGAATATCCAACTAAAAGCTAAGATAGCTGAAGAAGAGTTGAGATACAAATATGCTACTCTTGAAGTTGAGAAGCTTAAAGAGATTAATAAAATGATGCAAGTTGATAAAAAACTAGCTAATGATATTACTAAAATAAAAACTACCAAAGGCCTGGATGCTATAATGCAGAGTTTAACTCCTAAACAAGTAAAACAGACCTCTGGGGATAAAGGAGAATAATGAGAATGGTTCATACTGATAATGCGGATGTTATTACAGAATTAAGAAGCATGCGTGGTGATTTACACAATGTTTCTATTCAAGTAGCAGTTCAAACTGAAGCCCTAAAGAACATTAGTATTGCTCTTAATGAAGAAGTGTATGAACTAAGAAAAAGCTTAGGGAAAGTATCAGATGATGTCTCAATGCTTCGTACAGAGATTGTTAACTTTCAAAAAGACTACATTACTTTTAAAACAGAATACGGTACTTTTAAAAAAGTTATAAATGGCTTTGGGGTGGCCATCGGTTCCTGTATAGGGTACCTCCTCTCCAAATAATCCTATTGACTTTATTTATGTCTAATAGTATAATACTTCTATGCTGAAGTTTGACTTAGAATTTAATGAAGTATTTCTCAAAGAAATTGATAATGAAATTAAGAGTCTAGCTTACGTCGTGGAAACAGGTAGTCCAGAGGATTACGCCACGTATAAAGAACTCGTTGGAAAGTTGTATGCTTTGCGTTTAGCTAAGGATTTATACCTTAGATTATACAAACAGTATTACAGTAACTAACGTAAAAAAGGAGATATAACAATACATGACATCATACCATAGTGCTGGTAAACTCAGCCAAAATTCCTTCCTCACCGACCCTCTTGTCCCAGACCCAGAAAATCTACCAGTTCCATTAGGTTGGAGTCTGTTAGTCAGACCTTATCCAGTAAAAGAAACCACAAAAGGTGGGATTATCATGTCTTCAAGTGATATTGATTACACTAATAATACTACTAATATTGGACGAGTTGTTGCTATTGGTCCTTGTTGTTGGTCACAACCTCAACATCGGAACATACACGGAGAGAAGTTTAATTGGGTAGAAGTGGGTGACTTTGTATCTTATCCTAAGCATACAGGTGGTAAACGTAAGTTTAAAGGGGTTTCATTTATTATTCTTAATGATGATGAAATAACTGACTTCTTACCAGACCCACTAGTATTTAACGAAGTAGGTAATCAGATGAATATTCCAGAGGATGACCTAAAGAAATACAACACAGTCTATAACCCAAACTACAAACAAAAAGGAAATAAAGAATAATGGCGTATAAAACTATTACCACTAAACCACAGTCAGAGGATGACTTTGAGTTAGAAATTGAAGTAATTGATGAAGGAACTGATACTGATTCTAGTTCTTCTGTTAATCAATCTCAAGACACTGATACATCTGTATCGGTAAAACAAACTACTGATACTGATGAAGGACAGGCTTCTACTATTGACGCTCCTTCCCAGAAACAAGCTCAAGACGATAAGAAATACACTAGTCGTGCTGAGAAACGTATTCGTGAATTAAACGCACGAGCCAAAAGCTACGAAGACAAACTTCGTGAGTACGAAACTGTTATTAAGCAATTAGAAGAAAAATCCGCTAGTTCTAATATTCAGAATAAAGAAACACTAAAGACTACTTTAGAGGGCCAGTTAAAAGCTTTGAACTCACAGTTTACAGCAGCAATGGAATCTGGTGATGCACCTTCAGTCGTTAATATCCAAGACCAAATCATGGATGCTAAAATGAAGCTTGCTTCTGTCTCCTACGAGATTGATAATCAGCCTAAGAAAGTTGAAGGCCAGCAACCTAAAGAACGTCAACCACAACCTAATAAAGTCCCACAAAAAGCCTTAGACTGGATTGAAGACTATCCAGATTTTAACACTGACCCAGTATTTAATGGGGCTGCTTTAGCTGTTAATAACAAGCTTATTATGGAGGGTTTCGACCCTGATGATGACTCCTTTTATGAAGAGATTAATAAACGACTTTCAAAAAGGTTTCCAGACATATTTGACACATCTACACAAAATAGTGTAAAATCAAATACAAAAGAGAATACTTCGTCCGAAGGGACGCTAAAAACTAAAGAAAAAGTTGAACAAACTGTTTCAGGTGCCTCGCGTACACCCTCCTCTTCTGTCAATGGAAAACCTCAATTACAAAGTAAAAATAAAGTAACTCTTACTCAAGAGGATTTAAAGTTGGCTGAACGGTGGAATATGTCTAAAGAGAAATTTGCTAAAAGGAAATTCCTATTGATGCAAAAAGATACTAATGAATATTCACCAATCTTTATTGAAGAGAAATAATAAAGTAACGCTGTAAAGAAAGAGACAGAAATAAATGACAAAAGAAAAGAAAATCGTCGATGCTTCAAGGGACGAAAAAGAAATTGAAGACTACCTACAATCGTTGGAAAAAAGTGACTCAAGTACTGATGGAAAAGAAGCTGCTATGCAACCTACTGAAGAAACATCAGGAAGTCGTACACGAGGGAATCGTTTAAAACGTCGTAAGACATATGAACGTGTTTCTGAGACTCATATTCCTGAAGATGTGAAAGCCGAATTCAAAAAAGATGACTATGAACTCCGTTGGGTTCGCTGGTCTATCAATGGAGAAGAAGACTATCGCTACTTGGCACGAAGAGAGAACGAGGGTTATGAGTTTGTACAAACAAAAGAACTACCAGATTCATTTTTGGCTGGTCTTAGAGTGCAAGATACCCGTAACCGAAAAGGTCTTGTAACGTCTGGTGATGTTTGTTTAATGAAAGTCGATGTAGATTTGAGAGAATCCCGTAGAGACTTTTATAATAAAGAAACTGACGCAGAAGTTGCAGCAGCCGATATTTACACTGTATCAAAACGTAAA